TATGCTGATCAGGTATTTCGGAATGTTCAGTATCCAAGATGTTAGGTTCTGGATGTGCCCAATCAATTGTGAATAAATATTCGCCATGAATAAATTTTTTATCCTTTCCTAAATATCTACAACGTTGCCCTATTAAAAAATCAAAAGTGCTAACAGAAGGATAATAACTAAATGAATTCCATAACTCAAGATCTTCGAGATTGGGAGATTCCATTTTTCCTTGATGCATATCACTGCTGACTCCTCTTTGAAGAAAAGCACTGATAGGAAGCCTCCAATATATTGCACCATTCGTAAGTAAAGCATGAAATAAGATTGCACGCCCTGGAATACTTGCAATACCAATAACCACACAATCTTCAGTTTCGCCTTGATGTTCTCGTAAGTCATAAAGATATTCCCTTCTTATTTTACAGTATATAGGAGGAATGTTTGCATTTAAATAGGACATTATTATATTTCTATTAAACCATTTTCTCTGTCTAAGAATTTATAATCTATCTTTTCTACTACAAAATCGCTAGTGATTTTTTTACATATTTGTTCAGCATCAAATTCACCACAAGAATAAACATCAAATTGCATTAATGCAGGACTAATTTCATCCCATACGTGCATTACAATATGTGATGTTTCTATAATAGCTGCACCAGTAATACCTCTATTCCCTTTTACATCATGATAAACAACATAAGGACCCATTAATACTTTCATATTAATAGATTCAATAAATTCTTTAAACCAATTTGTTAAATAAGTTGTATCGGTTGGAGGATTAAGAGCTTCCGCTCGAATAATTAAATGTTTGTGTACTAATAACTTGCTGTCCATACCCTACCTTTTTTGTTATTAGCATTTCCAGCGTCTACGAGCTTGTCGTATACGTGAATTAGGATCTTTAGCTGCGTTTGGAAACATTTTCATTTGACCTGCTGATCTAGCACAAAAAGATTTTCTTCTTTTAGCTGCTTTGCTTCCGGGTTTAACTTTTCCAGTTACAGCTGTACTTAGTTTAGATCCAGGATTTTCTCGCCTGTATCTTTCAACTCCAGCTCTGGTCATCCCAGCTCCAGATTTAGTAGGTCTATAATATTCTTTGGTTTTAGGAGGTTGAACATCTCCCCCGCGCGCGTACCCGCTCACGGCTTTTCCAGTACCCTTTGTTTGAATACCGTATCCTGACATTCTATTTATCAATAAATAAAATTACTCTTAATGAATCTGCATTACCAGTAATTCCAATGCCATCAACTATTCCTACACCATTTCTTTTTGCAAATAAAACACCATCTTCAGGAAGATTTAATGTTTCGGTTTGACCAGCTCCAACACTTATAGGAATATAAACTTGTGTGTTTGTTGAAGAGCTAACAACTGTTGAACTTGCTAAACCATTAATTACAACTGTTCCAGAAGAACCAGTTGATTGAACAGCATAACCTCTTAATCTTGTAGGTCCAGTAAAAAGAACAGCATTACTTGAACTTGACACGACTGGTTTTACGTCTGACTTCATATTTATCTCCTTTTATTAAGGAGCCCTTTCGAGCTCCTTAAAATTTATTTTACTTTGTTTATACTAACAACAGTATTTTTTTTATTTTTTATTTCATTTTCTAGATCTTCGATTCTTTTGTTTAAATCAACAACTTTTTTATAAAGAGCTGAACTTTGACTCAAAGCTAAATCTCTTTGTTGTTCAATTTGATTTATTAAAAATTGAATTTCTGGATCTTTGTGTGTTATCATTTTATGATTGACTTCCTACTACCACCCAATTTGGTGATGCAAGGGTTCCTGTATTAATATACAAAATCCCTGTAGTTATATTTACATATAATGAACCTTTACCAGCAAAGTTAGCTCCTGTTGTACCATTAACTGGAACTCCTGCTGCATTCATAAATACAACATCGTTTTCCATTCTAATGTTTGCTTTCTTATAAGGTTGAACACTTGAAGGTCCGCCGCCCTCTAATACTGGATCTTGAATTTTTAAATCAATACCATAATCAAATCCTGAAGCAGCTGTAGTTTGTGCCATCGCAACTCCATAAGCAGCTCTTGCAGTTGTTGTTCCAGAATCACCTTGCATGAATGCCATAATTGCAGCATCACCTGAAAGTGTGTTTGTATTAATTATTCCAAGAACACCAGCCATCAAACCGTTATTAGAATAAGTTCCAATAACTGCAAAATTTCCAGCTAGACCAGCTACATGGTTAAATGTAGTTGTTGGTGTTGTTGCAAAAGGTGCACCAGATTGAGTTCTACCGAATACGCCATATGCTTCTCCTGGTGCTGCAAAAGATGAACTTCCGAATCCAGTTGTTGGTTGTATTCTTGAATAAAAACCATAAGCACCTGTTCCATCAGTGATAGAAATTACTGTGCCTGTATTTATTCTTGTAGGACTTAAAGGTAGATCACCTTGACTTCCTCCTTGATATCCAGCTCTGACTGGACCGCTAAACGTTGTTTTTGCCATAAGTTTATTCTCCTAGTTATTCCAATACCGTCTCTAGGCCGTCGACTATACGCGTCGATATTAGAAGTTATGTATAGTAATTTAATTATAAAAGAAAAAGGGGCTAGTGTAAACACCAGCCCCTTTATAGAAAGACTTAATTTAGATTAAGCTCCTGGTGATCCAAAGATTCCTCTAGGATCAGAGAATCCAAATGAATATCTCTCTCTAGCTTTAAATCTTGTGTTACCAGTGTCGAAGTCACCTTCAATCGCTGTTCTTAATGGAGCTCTTACAAAGTGCTTAAGTCCATTAGGAGCATCTGTCATGATGAAAAACGCATCACTGTCAGTTAAGAAATTGTTGATTCTATAACCTTCTGGAATCATACCCATATTCTTAAGTGCATTGATATCGTTATCAGCAGTTCCGACTCTTAGAGGTGATTTTAAAATTCTCTCTGCAGTAAATTGTAATTCTTTTGGAATTATTAATTTTCTGCCTTGTAGAGCAACTTTTAATCCTCTTTCGTCAACAAACGCTTGAATGTCGATTAAAGATTGTTCAAGTGAAGTCTCAGATAAATCGGCTGGTGTTGCCAATTCATTACTGAAAGTTCCGCCACTTACTAGTGGGTGATCTGTTGCACATAATGCAACACCGTCACCACCTGCAAATGAACCTGCGCTAAACGCATTGTTCAATACAGAAGCAGCTTTTACTTGTTTTGTGTTAGCCATAGATCTTGCTAACGCTCTTGTGTAACGAGCCGCTAATCTATCATACAAGTTATCTTCGATTGCTTCTTCAGTTATCGCGAAAGCAAGAGCAATAGTTTCGTGTGTGTATCTAGCTGTAAAGCTTTCTACCGCATCATCGAATTCTACTGCAGCACCTTCGTTTTTAACTGGAGCTGAACCAAAACCTGATAACATTACTTCCTCTTCGAAAGCTCTGTCTGAAGTTTCAGTTGCAAAAATTTCAGTATGTTGATTTTCGTATCGTGCATATTCCAAGCCGAACAAAGCGTTCAAACCTGGCTCTAGTTCTTTAACTAGCTGTGCGCGTGAAATAGCCATAGTTTATAACTCCTTAGTTAGACTTGCCCACAGTACCTGATCGGTACTCATGCGCGTTAATTATTACTAGCACGCCAACATTTGATACAGTCTGGTCAGAATTATCTGGATCCTGAGATATATCAATTGCTTTAAGTACAAAAGTAGATGAGCTGTCTCCTGTTGAAACATCTAATGCTTCTTTTGATACTCCTGAGGCTGTGCTGCCCGCTGTTGCCACAATACTGTAGTTTGCAAATAAATCTGCATTGGCGAAAGATTCGTCAGCTGCGATTGAGTAAACTACATTTGGGTCATCTATTACATTGGCAATAATGTTATTAGCACTTATTGTACCAGGGTAAAAGTTTTTGAACGTAGGCTTCTGTGTTGTAGGGTCAGTGTAAAACACTCCGTTAAATACTCCAACAACAGGGTTTGTTCCAGCAGCGGCTCTAACGATTGTACCATTAGTGCTTGTTGCTACTAGATCACCTTGAAAAATTGCTGTGTTGTAATTTTTCAAGATTCTATATCTGTTTTGAGAGTTATTAAACGGCGTTCCACCAAGTAACCTTACAGGGTTTAAGCCCATTGGTTTTTGTGAGTTTGCCATAGTTTTTTATTCCTATTTTAAGTTTATTTAATAACCCGATGGTCTTTTTCTAAAAAATTATTTTTTAGATCCTCCACCGAATGTCACACGAGATTGTCTATCAATATTGATAGGCATCTCAGGTCGTTGTTCCTTCAAAACATCTCGGTCAACCGCGTCCATTTGTTGCTTCGTTTTACTTTTAAAGTAATTTTTGCGCGATTCCACGATTTCTTCCGGTATCCTAGCCAACAATAGGCCACCAACCCCAACTACGCCTGCGTGTTTTCCGTCAGAGATAACTGGATAATCATTTTCTCCGATTTGAGATTTTAATTCCTCAGCTCGTACTAATTCATATCCTTCTCTAAGTTTTTTAGATACGTTTGCAGTATCTTGAAAACCCATTGTCTCTGCTCTAATCCAACGATGATGAAATCCTGTTGGTGGCGGAGGCGCATCTAGACTTGATGGTGGAGTCCAAACTTTTTTTCTAAGATCTTTTGATCTTTGCTCAGACTCGCGCGAAACCCTTTTATTTTCTTCTTTTTTCATTTTAGCTCCTTTTAGTTTTTCACATATTTCGCGTATTCTTCAGGTGGCACCCCTAATTTTTTAGAAATAGCCAACTGTGATTTGGTGAGTCTCACAGTCCTGCGTCCAGTTTGATTTCTATTAGCAGTTGCAACGTTCTGAACGACTTTACGTGGCTCCTGTTTATTCTCATCTATTTCTAGTTGAGAGTTAGTAAATTTTTGAGGGAAATAATCTCTCAAACGTTTATCTAATTCATTATAATACTCATCACTATCTACTTCAATACCCTCACTTTTTATCTTTACATCGATTTTAAGTGCAGCATCTGTCATGATATCGTCATTTAAGAACCAATCATTTTTCTCAGCCCATTTCTTAGCTTTTTCGCTAGTTTTAGGCATATTTGCATAGATTTGTTCTTCATTAAATTGTTGTTTAGGAGCAGTTTTAGCTTTTTCAGCTTCTTGCTCTCTCATGTATTTCGTATTTGAAAGTCTTTCTTTTTCTATAGAAATTTGAACTAATCTTTGATTAGCTTTTGAAATTGCTACAGCGTCTTGAGATTCAATTGCTGATTGAAGTTCTCTAGTTGCTTGAACTTGATCAGATTCAACTCTAGCTTCAAATTCTTTTAGATAACTTTCTTCTATTTTTGGAAATCTTGTTTTAACTTCCTCAACTTGTTTTTGTAAACCTTTGGCATATTGTAATGCAGCTCTTTCTCGTCTTTGAGCTTCTCGCATTTTGCCTGTAAGTTCATTAATTCTAAATCTTACATCTTTTGAATATGATGAAAGATCATCTGTTTTTGATTGAGGCTTAGAATCTTTTGATTCTGTGGTATTTGTTTTTTCAGTTTCCTCTTGTACTTGTATTTCAACTTTATCATCCTTATGTTGATTAACAACTGTACCTTCGGGAATAACTTCTTCGTTAACTATTTTTACTTTTTCGTTTTCTTTTTTACTTTCTTGAACAACGACATCTTTATCTTCATAACCGTCCGTATCTAACTCAACAGTTTTTTGACTTGGTTTTAGTATTTCAGTTTCTGACATTTTAGCTCCTTTTTATCCTCAGTATGTATGCAATATATCCTCTGGATTATTGATTGTTGCGATGATTTCATCATCGTTTAAAATTCGGACTTCTCCGCCATCTATTTTAAAACGGCTGCCTGCATATCTACCAAAAATAATCCATTGATTTTCTTTGCACCACGCACCTAATGGAAATTTTTCTCTGTCTCTATAACAAAGAGGCCCCATTTTTAAAACTAAACCAACAACAGTGGTTTGTTGAATTGTGGATTGTGTTACGTCAGAATAAATTATTCCACCTTTAGTTTTTTGTGGACCAGAGTATGGAAGAACAAGTATTCTCCAACCTGTAGGTGTAGGTAATTTATCAATTATTTTTTCATCAAGAGATGATGAATCAAGATAGAGTTTTTCTATCTCTTCCTTGGTCTTATATGCATTTAGGAGACCGTTTTCTTTCGAATCAGTCTCGGGCGCCTGAGGCGTTGTCGTCGTCATTTAGCTCCTGTTTTTTTAACAAGTCCGTTAGGTCTTGTAGCAGATCATCGAGTGATCTGATTTGCCCTATTATATATTGATATGTGGTAAAATTGTCAACACCTATGATAATTTTATCACACAGTATAGATCTCTTCTCTTTTGTTCTTTTTTGAATAAATCTTATAGTATCGTAATCCATATTAAAGCTTAAAAAATCTGCCTTTTCTTCTGTATTTCTTCCAATTACATATTATATTCCAAGTATTATCTTTTCCGTCAACTATTTTAATTATGTGGCCAGTTTCAGTAGATTCTATCCAATGTTGCATATAATCGTTAATTATTATTTTTTTCTTTCTAGGCATATTTTATTTTCACCTTTATCTAATGTTTGAAAATCATAATATTTTAAACATTTAGATACTGTATCCATATCAAATTTTTGATAATCGTCAAAAACAAATCTTGAATTAATAATACTACGTTCAGCAAAAAATATAGCTTCATTCAAAACATCTTTTGTCATATGAGGACCGTCAAAATGAACGAAAATAAAAGGATTATATTCTGGATAACGTCGCATAAATTCTCTATCTGTCATATGATACAATTTAAATTCTTTATAATCAGATAAATCTTTTTCTAACTGCAATCGCATTTCATTTGTGTAATCAGCAGTGTAAGAAGGAGAATTATCATAATGTTGATAGTTTAAATTTCCATAAGGATCTACACCAATGTGAGTGTAATTTTTAAGACGGTTTGGTCTCATGCCGTCCATTATAATTTTGGAACCAAGTCCTTCACGAACTCCTATTTCACAAGTTAAAACGTTATCAGATTTTATTTTTATGCTTCTTATCCAATTATCTAATAAATTGTAGTCTTGGCTGTCTCCACGAATCATTAAGAATTAATATCCTAATTCGTCGTATAGTTCATCCTTTTTTTTAGTTTCAAGTGCGGATTTATTTCTTTGAATATGGCCTAAAACAGTACCTTTATGTTCGCCTTCTTTTATTGTATATCCAGAAGTGCCATTACCATTTATGTCTACTTCTTTACGGCTTCTTAAAAGAATGTTATTTTTTTCTTGAATTTTTTTAGCAATAAAGTTATTTGCAATCAAATCTTTCAATCTTTCTATCATTATCCATTCTCCTGTTCTTTTGACTGAGGTCTATTAGCCATAGTTCGCGCAACTGATT